CGCTGCTCCTGCGAACAAGGTACCAATACCGGTCACAGAGAACAATGCGGCACATCCTGCGATTGCTAAGGCAGTAAATGAAACTAGTGTTTTGAAATTAAAAAATTTACTCATATATACTCCAGAATGAAAAACGGGCCGGACTTTGTGGGTACCGACCCGCTATATTTTCAATGTCTCCTAAATCTTAAAGGGTTTTACCAGACATAACCGATGAAGATCACCTCCTCGTTAATCGGTTATGTGGTTTACACAGCAACTACACGTACAACCTATGCAACAACTGCACATACGAACCTCCGGTTGAGTGTGAATTACTTAATCGTAACCTTCTTACTTGCTGGCTCCTTTGTCAATTTTTGGATTGTTACAGTCAATAACCCATTATCAAACTGTGCTGCTACTGCTGAGGCATCCAATTGGTCACCGAGCTTAAATGAACGACTGAACGAACTACGCTTAAGTTCACGAAGCAGATAAACAGATTTATCAGTTTGCTCGTTCAATTGAGATGCACCACCTGAAATGGTCAAGACACCTTCCTTGACCTCAATATCAATTTCATCCTTCTTGTAACCCGCAAGTTCTGCTTCAATTGTCACAGACTCGTCATGCGAAATTACGTTGACCTTTGGATAGGCGGACTTTCCAAAAGGTTCTGCTCCCCAATGTTGAAAGAGTTCGGGGAAATCTCTACGGGCGATATCATCAAACATCTTATCAAAGGTGCTGATGAAATTGTCCCGACTGTTCAAAACCGTTGACCCGAATGGGCGAAATACTAAATGAGTCATAAAATGACCTCCTATATTATGTGACCTCAGTATTGAGCGTCACGTTGTTACGACCCCGCACTGTGCGCAGGTCTAATATAAATATAACCGTCCAAGTCATTTTGAACGGTTATATTATACGTTAATTTTTAGAATCGTGAGTTGTCGTTTTCACATTGACTGGACATATGGTCAGCCCAATGGATGATACGCGGGAGATTCGTTTTCATTGCGTAAGGAGCGTAATTAATCAGATATGACTTCGCCCCTTCATCATAAATACCATCTGACAACTTAATTCCCAACCATTCCTTTTGAGTAACTTCGATTCCGTACTTTTGGAGGAGGAACAATGCACGGTCGGGTACCTTCATATATTGAAGATTCTCGTTCTGCTTGTAAAGTTCCCCACGCTTCCGATGCCAATCCGAATCTTGGTCAACGTAATACGGACCTTCGGTGGGGTTACCGAGCTTACCCAAATCGTGATGGATAGCGGCGAATACCAGCTCTTGCTTGGTAAAGTCTACATCACCACCAATCTTCTTATAGACCGATGACAGATGAAGTGCGGTTTCCGTGACACGAAGTACGTGGTCAAGGTATCCACCGGGAAACGCATTGTGGAAATACGACTTTCCAGATGCAGGAGCGGTGGATAGTTCCCCGTTGAAATCCTCATACATCACCAAAAGCTTTTCCGAACGTTCGTCAGCCTTGATGTACTCCATAAACTTTTCGTAATGTTCCTTCAACTTCTCTTCCGTAACCATTTGTTTATCCTTGTTTAATTTTGATATTGACGTTTCTGTTGCCTAGTCCACAATTCAAATATAGTGGGTGCTGTCGGAACTTTCAAGAGGGTCATATTAATATCTTCTAATAGATGATATGCCTTCTTGTTGTTACACGAATTACAGCAGGTGACCACGTTTTCCCAAATATCCCGACCCCCGATATGACGCGGGATTACGTGGTCCCGTGTAAGGAATTCGGAATGCTTAATTTGTTGTTTGGAGCGACCGCAGTACTGGCATGTGTACTGGTCACGAATAAATAGATTTCGTTGTGTTAGTAGTGCCTTAGTCCGAAATACCATACGACCCTTTACGAATTGCTTTAACACAATACTCGTAGGAACAGGGAACGTCTGACTCGGTGACCGCACCACCAACTCTGGATGTTCTTCGACAATCAATGCTTTACCTTCAAGATAAAGAATGAGAGCTCGTTTGGATGATACAATTGTAATCGGTTCGTATGTGGCATTCAGAACTACGCATCGCGCAGATTCAAATCCCATAACTACTCCGTTGGTTTTTCGTTAATTAACTGCTCAATCTTCCACTTCTGTAGTAAATCTCTTGCAAATGCTGCTTGTTCGTATTCTTCTGCTTTCGAAAAATGACCTATCGCATCTACCAGTACCTTTTCATAATCTGTTCTACGTACCATTGCGATATGTTCATTATGTTGACCAAACGAAAACAATTCAGTCTTATCTTTATTGTTTTTTATGGCGTTGGAAATACTCAACACCATGTATCGATAAACCAGTACTTCATTTTCTTTTAAAAAAGTTTGTATAGCGGAAAATGACTTCGTTGGTAACTTGAGCATTACTTTCTCCGTTTGGAGTTTTTCTTCGTCACCTTTTTCTTGGTTACTTTCTTTTCTTTCTTCGGCTTTGGTTGTTCGGGTGTAACTACTTCACCCGTGTCCTTTCCCTTTTCAAAAACTCGACCATCTGTGTGTACGTACCGAGCCTTCAACGCCCAACCACGAGGAAACTTTTCACCTTCTGGCTTTGGTTTGATACCTTCCGGCGGAGCGACTTGTCGTTGAACACAATAACTACAAGTTACAGCAGCTATATCTGGAGCAACTTCAACCGTATGCGTTTCACATTCTTTACACAACAACGTCTTTCGACCATCTTGCAGAAGTTGTTTCAATGTAACTTTTGATTTTGAAACCTTTCGTTTTAGCATTATCTGTTATTCCTGTCTCGTTTCCATAGGTTATATTTGATTCGCCATACTCTATTCAAATCCATTAAGTATTGGCGTGCCCACGATTCTTCTTGTACGTCTATTACACCTTGTTGAAAATCTCGAATAAGTTTTCTAGTTTGTAATAATTCAGTTAGATTTTTTGCTTCTCTTGTCTGATAATAAATATCTTTATATTCATCCAAGATACACTGACGCCGGAGAGATGTTTCGTATCCTTGTTCTTTGAAAAAGAGTTTACGAATTTGACCAAGAATTTTTTTGTACATGCGCTTCTCCAAAAAAATTGTAATTCGTAAACTTTATGGACCTGGCGGGAGTCGAACCCGCGTCCGAGTCTGCTTCCTATTAAGTTTTTATGTGCATAGTTCCTTATGTATCTTAGTCCGATTCTCGAAAAGGAACAATCGTAAATCGGATGCAGAGTAGTTTTATTTGATGTTAGTTACCACTCATCTCTAACACTACACCACATATATGAACGATAGTAACCCTATGTGGGTCAGATTACTTCGTCAGGCTGCATTAAGCAGCGAGGGCTAATTGATTGCCAGTTGAAATTTTTGGTCTGTTTTACTCGTCTTACCAAACGAGACACAAAGCTCAATCATCTACATCCCGTCGAAACCATGACAGGCCCTATTTTACATCAAATATGTTGTCAGTCACCTTCCATATACCTGTAACTGCAAATACTCGTTGATACATTGAGATATCTTTGATACGTCTATTGGACGGGTCATATATCGTTCCGTCTTTTAACATTACCACTGCGTGCATTCCCGGCGGATTGGTTGACCACACATCTACGATATGAACCGGTGCGAACGGTTTGACCGGCCACTTTTTAATTAGTAACTTATTTGGTTCATATTCATGCGGAATACGTTGAACTGCATATCCGTTTTTAGAAAGATATTGGTCAACAATGTCATCGTCAACCCCCTGATACCTGCCTTCGTTTTCCCAATGTTCGTAAATCTCTTTGATAATCCGTGTAAGGGTTTTCCCCGTGACCATCGCAAGACACGCTGGAACGCAACTATTTGTGATATTTGCTTTTACGTACTTAATAGGACGTTCCATAACCGCTCCAAATAGTAGACTTATTTAAATATCAGTTTACTTCTGTTTTCCTTCTTTTTGACGGGAAATCTGTTCCTTTAAGGCGTCTACATAACGTTGACCAAGAGAAACAGCCTCCTGCATAAGTTGCTCTTCCATCGGTAATACATTAATTTCATTTGGATGCATATAACCTCCTTTGAGTGAATAAGGGGATTCTATCGAAAAAGACAGAATCCCCTTTAAAGAGCGGTTCCACGGAGTTGCACCGGACCTCCCGGCTGGAAGCCAGGTATGCTATCTGTTACACCAGAACCGCAACTACAACCTATTAATTACTTAGCGTCTTCGCCAGTTACTGCGGCGGTATCTGCCTTGATTGAATCGGTGTTAAGCTTGGTTGAATCTACAACTACTGCTGCGCTATCAACCGCAACTTCACCTTGAACTTCTTCCTTTGCTGAACCGCAAGCGGTCAAACCAACTACTGCAACTGCGAGAATGAACTTGTACATTGTGTACTCTCCATAAAGGGTAAAGATAACCTACTTAAAGTTGCCCCCCGTGGATTCGAACCACGATTAGCGGATCCAAAGTCCGCAGTCCTGCCATTGAACGAGAGGGCATCAACTACTAATGCTTACGCTTTCTATTCTTCCAACGATTGTTACGTTTCTTTGAGCCAATCTTACGACGACCCTTACCGCACTTTTTTGGATGTGGCATATATAACTCCATATATGTGAGGTACAAAATAGAACTCCATCGTTACGACACAATGAAGAATTGCCCTGACGGAAATCCTATAGTCGTGTTAAAGATTTCCTATCCTATCTATTTTGTACAAGTAGCGCGTATGGGAATCGAACCCATGTTACCCGAGTGAAAGTCGGGTTTCCTAGCCGCTGGAAGAACGCGCCATATTATTTCTATATTTTTCTCTACGTTTTTTGTTGATACTATCTTTATTCTTTTCGTAGAATCGTTTTGCTCTATCTAGTATTTTTTGTTTTGAGAACACTTTATGTTGTTTATTACCTAGCATAGAGCACTTTCTTGAACAAAAAACATTTGTTGATTTACTTTTTCTATCTCTTAGAACCTCAGAACCACATTGCGAACATTCGTATTGATATTTTGGTTTGTATCCATCGTACAAAGTATGAAACTGTTTTGTTCCAAACTTATTTGTAACGTAATCAAACACCTCTTGTAAATCATCCTTTCTCAACACTATTACGGTATAACCTAAACTTTCTGCTAATAATGTTTTTTTGTTTACTGATTCTTGCGACTCATACCCTTTTAATTCTACTATTGTTTTGCGGTCATCTAGAATAAAGTCTGGTATATATTTTGTTACGCCATCTGTTAACATACCTTCAAATCTAGTGAATTTTACATCGTTGTCAAGTGCGTGAATCAACCAACAAAGTTCATAAGTAGAACCGCAATAAATTCCGTTATAATATCCAGATTTACTTCTGCCCGAACCTTGTCTATATCCTCCTGCCGCCATATTCTTCTCCTATATTGTTTATATATAAGTAGTAAGAATATTTTGAAAACAACGTCCTAGCCGATAGACGATGGCGGCGTATGTATCAATTATAAACCAGTCTGTTTCGTTTGTCAAGTGCTCCCGGTGAGACTCGAACTCACAAGCCCGTTGGGCAATTGTTTTTGAGACAATCGTGTATACCATTCCACCACAAGAGCGAAGAGCGGGTAGAGGGAGTCGAACCCTCGTCACTAGCTTGGAAGGCTAGGGTAATAGCCGTTATACGACACCCGCGTATGGGTAGTGAGGGACTCGAACCCCCGACCCTCTCGGTGTAAACGAGATGCTCTAACCAACTGAGCTAACCACCCAATACCTTAAATATATAGGGGCCTGGTTTATTTGTCAAGGGGTCTATATAAATAGTTTATATTACAGCTCTACCCTTGTCTAGTTCCCAATCCCGTTCCGGACGAACTTCTAGGTTCTTTTCCCAGACTGCGTTTAATAATGGGGTA